CAAGTGGTGATGTTATCGCATTTGGTTCATCTGATAGAGAATTAAAAGATGACATTAAACCAATTGAAAATCCATTAGAAAAAATGGAAAAGATTGGTGGTTATACATTCACTTGGAACGATAAACAATCCACATATAAAGGAAAAGACGTTGGTGTCGTAGCACAAGAAATACAATCAGTTTTACCAGAGATTGTAGCAGGTCGTGCTAATGGATACTTAGGTGTCAAGTATGAAAAGATTGTCCCATTACTGATAGAATCAATAAAAGAATTAAAGCAAGAAATAGATGAAATTAAAGAGAAATGTGATTGTTTGAATAAGTAAGTTTATATTTATATATAAGTAATAAAGGAGTTATAATGGCAAAAAAGTCAAAAGAAGTAAAATTCACAAAAAAAGAAATAAATTCATTACAACAATTGAGAAGTGATTATGCAAATGTTGAATTATCATTGGGTAAATTAGAAATAGCACGTATGCAATCTGAACAACAATTAGATAATATTCAGAATAATAAACTACGTTTAGAAACTCAATACACAACATTACAAAGAACTGAATCTCAAATAGTTAGTGAATTAACTGAAAAGTATGGCGTTGGTAATTTAGATATCAATACTGGTAAATTTACACCAGTTAGTTAATTATTTTACCCAATCAAAGCATTTTGGGATTTAAGGATTATATTTATAATAGTATAATTATCTACAAGATAGTAAAAATAGGAGAAAGAAAATGGCCGAACGTATAGTAAGCCCTGGTGTTTTCACCAGAGAAAAAGATTTATCTTTCTTACCTGAAGGAATAGGCGAAATTGGAGCAGCATTAATCGGACCAACAGATATGGGTCCAGCATTTGTTCCAACCGCAGTTAGAACTTTAGGTGAGTTTGAGAAAATTTTCGGAAAAGAAAATCAAGATTTTTATGTTCCGTTCACTGCAAAACAATATTTGAAAAGTGCAGGAACCGTAACAATCGTGAGAGTTTTAAATTTAGGTGGATATGCAAGTGATAGTGTTGTGTTAACCGTTAGTGGTTCACAAGGACACAAAGTCGCTGCAATTCTAAAACCTTCAAGAGGCGCAACAGACCCAGACGCAACAGAGCTAAATGGTTTAAATAGTGCTTCACTTAGTGTGCCTGGTGGAACTAAAGACTCATTCGTATTGAACCTTGATACAAATAATGCAGGAAGTACAACAGCTTTCACATTATCATTTGATTCAAGTTCAGCGAATTATATTACAAAAGTGTTTAGTGAGAATCCACAAGACGCAAATCAAGCAGTTTATGTGTATTCTAATTTTCAAAGCACAACAAACCAAGCAGGTTCAAGTGATATAGTTAAAATAGCAACAACAGGTAGTGTTCAAACAGATGAAAACTTTTCATTTGACTTTAAAGAAGCAACCACACCAGCAATTCAATCACAATTGGTAAATAGTTCAAGAACAAGTTTATTTAAAGTGAAAACAATATCACACGGAACTAATATGAATTCCAAGTATCGTATCGGTATATCAAATGTTAAAAGACCAGTTGATGTAGCAGGTAGTGATTTTGGTTCATTTAGTTTACAAGTTATCGTAAATAATCCAGGTCAAAATGACGATGGAATTATTTTAGAAAACTTTGATAACTTGAACTTTGATGAAGAATCAGATAACTATCTACCAAGAAGAGTTGGTGATAGATTCATCACGATTGATTCAGACGGAAAATTAACCACAAATGGTGATTATCCAAATGAATCTGGATATGTTTACATTAGTGACTTTGGTAATTTAACAGGTATTTCAGAGGAATTAGTTCCTATGGGATTTGATAAAGTATTACAACCAAACATTATTGCAACAGCAAGTTCTTCATATAGCGGTTCATCAATAGATGTATCTATGCCAAGTGCTTCATTTGCTGGACAAACAACTGGAAACGGACAAAAGAACGAACGTGGAACATTTGACCAAAATGTATATTATGGTTTTGACTTCACTAAACCTGATAATAAGCAGTATTTAGCACCATTACCAACAAGTGCAGTAGCAGGTAACAACGTTACTATGAGTTTAGAAAATTCATTTGGTAATGATGACGCATCAACATTGGGAACAAAATACTCAGCAGGTGACAATCTATTGTCATTAAGTGGTTCAGACCATAGACAATTGAAATTTGTAGTTCCTTTTCAAGATGGATTCGACGGAGATAATCCGGCAAGAGAACACAAAATTGGAACAAACATCGCAGCGAACAACACACAAGGATTTGATTTATCAAGTGCAAGTGCAACTGGTTCGATAGCATATAAACGAGCAATAAATGCAGTATCAAATCCAGATGAATTTGATATCAACTTATTAGCATTGCCAGGTGTTATACACGAGTATCACTCAAGTGTAACAAATCACGCAATAGATAAAGTTGAAGACAGAGCAGATTGTTTCTTTATTTTAGATGGTTCAAGATACGGAAGAACAATTCAAGGAGCGATTGATGATGTGAAAACATTAGATACAAATTATGTAGCAACATATTATCCTTGGGTTAAGATTCTTGATGAAAATAAGAACAAACCTACTTGGGTTCCACCTTCAGTAATTCTACCAGGTGTTTATTCAAACAATGATAGAATTGGACAAGAGTGGTTCGCACCAGCAGGATTGAATCGTGGTGGTTTAACAGATGTATTGGAAGCACAAACAAGACTAACTAATCTGGAAAGAGATGATTTATACGATAATCGTATTAATCCTATCGCAACTTTCCCAGGTCAAGGTGTAGTAGTGTTTGGACAGAAGACACTTCAAGGTAAACCAAGTGCATTAGACAGAATCAATGTAAGAAGATTATTGATTAACTTGAGAAAGTTCATCGCATCATCTTCAAGATTCTTAGTCTTTGAACAAAACACAACAGCTTTAAGAAACAGATTCCTAAACATAGTGAATCCATATCTTGAAGAAGTTCAAGCAAATTCAGGATTAACAGCGTTTAGATTGGTAATGGACGATAGTAATAATACTCCAGACGTTGTGGATAGAAACCAATTAGTTGGTCAGATATTCATACAACCAACCAGAACAGCTGAATTCATAGTCTTAGATTTCGTAGTTCAACCAACTGGAGCAGCATTTCCAGAGTAATTGAATTCTTAATCAGAGAATAAGAAAAACCCCCAAGAAATTGGGGGTTTTTTGTTTGATAAGGACAAAGAAATTCTGCAGATGATTTACTCCAAATCATCAAAGGTTGTTTCTAATATCGTGAAACACTACATAACCCAATTCGGTTCCAAATTATCGTAGTCACCGAAAACCCACGAATTTAATTACTTAGGATAAATAGCAAATGTATCAGCGTATTCAGCTAAAGTATTGTGTTGATTTCTCACAAAGCCATATTGTGGCTTGCTACCACCACGATATTTAATTCTAAAATTACCAGTCATCATCATATTTCTGATAGTTGGGTTATACCTAAATTCCATAGGAATACCCTTGTATAAAGCTTGTTCAAAATAAGGAGCTTCATAATCTTCCAACCTAACAGCTGGTTGATTAGTATTAGCTTCATATAATTCCATAGGATTATGATTATATCTATAATGAGTAATGGTATGAGTTCCATTTTCTACATACTCACCAGCATCATTGTAATACCCATAATGATTTGGTATTTGTCTCGTTACCAAAGCATCTTCATAATTCCTTGGCATAATACCTAACACGGCATCAGTTGTAAATTCATTTTGTTGTTCATCAAGAAATCTTTCATTTTCAATCATTTGTTCAATAGTCATTTCGTTTTCCTTTATCATTATCATAACACTATAATATACAAATACTATTTGTAAATGTCAAGCTTTTTTTTAATTATTTTCTTCAAAGAGTTCTTCTTCACAATCATCACAAAGGAAAAAGCCGTCTATTTCAACGCCACACTCTTCACATATTATCTCATCAATCATACTATAATATAGTTATTCCTAATGACAAAGTCAAGCTTTTTATTATAAAACTTCAATAAAACTTCTAAAACTATATCATAATTGATACACACTTTTTTTGATTTTGTTATATTTATTACTGAATAGAAAAAAATTATAGGAGAATTAAAGTGGCTTTTGCAGACCCAAACGAAATATTTTTTACACCTTTTGAACCTAAGATGAAAAATAGGTTTATTATGGAGATAGACGGAATACCGGCATATCTCGTTAAAACAATGGCAAGGCCATCAATCGCCTTCGATACAGTTACTTTGGACCATATCAATGTTAAAAGATATGTAAAAGGTAAAGCATCTTGGCAACCAATTGAAGTAACTTTATATGACCCAATCGTTCCATCAGGAGCACAAGCAGTCAATGAGTGGATTAGACTACACCACGAATCAGTAACAGGTGTTGACGGATACTCATCAGAATATAAAAAAGATATTACTTTCAATCTATTAAGTCCTAATGGAGAAAAGATTGAACAATGGATAATCAAAGGTGCTTTCTTAACAGCAGCTAATTTCCAAGATTTAGATTTCGCATCTAATGATGTAGTTGATATAGGTTTAACAATGCAGTATGATTACGCAATACTTGAATTCTAACGGAGAAAATTATGTGGGCAATATTTAAAGATAATAATGAATACAACGAGAAATCAATAATTGGTTTCGGTGCATTTACAGTAATGGTTTTATTTGCATTTGCAGATGTTGTAACTGGACTTATGGGTAAAGATTTAGTAATCAACGATGTTGTTTACAATTCATTCCTATTCACTACATTAGGTAGTTTCGGTATCGCAGGTGCTGAAAAAGTTTTAAAAAAATAACAAGTTATTAATTCTTAATTAATCAAGGAGTAAAACAAAATGGCTGAAAATCAGTACGGATTTCCTACTGAAGTTCTATCTTTACCATCAAAGGGATTATTATATCCCGAAGATAGTCCTTTGCGTAGTGGAACAATAGATGTCAAATATATGACAGCAAAAGAGGAAGATATCTTAACTTCCACAAATCTAATTCAACAAGGTGTAGTAATTACAAGATTATTAGAAAGTGTCATAGCAGACCCAAAAGTAAAATTAGACGATATGTTAATCGGTGATAAAAATGCAATTATGGTTGGAACTCGTATTTTAGGATACGGAAAAGACTATGGAGTTACATTAGTAGACCCCGACACACAAGAAAGAGTTGAACACATTGTAGATTTAACTAAATTAGAAAATAAACCAATAGATGAAAAACTATTTGAAAATGGAAACAACTTTTCATTTGAACTACCAAACTCAAAAAGAGTTATTGGGTTTAAAATACTAACTCAAAAAGATGAAAACGAAATAGAAGAAACCCTTAAAGATTATGCAAAAGTTGAAAAGCTTACAGGAGTTTCATATAATCTAACCACAAGGTTTAAACATCAAATCGTGTCCATTGATGAAAACACAGACCAAAAAGAAATTGATAGTTTCGTAGACAATGAATTCTTAGCACTTGATTCAAGAGCATTTAGAAAATATTTAGACGAAATCACACCTGACATTGAGTTGAAGTTTGACTACACGAGTCAAACAGGAAATCTACACAAAATAGATGTTCCACTCG